AACAGTCTTTTTTCCACGAAAGTCGTCACGGAATACTGCGGCCAACTGGTAAACGGCAGCCGGGTCGGTGGGGAACTGATTTGCGCGGCGGCGGAACGGACCCTCCAGGAGATTGAAACCGGGCCGGTCGTGTACGACTGGGAGCATCTCGATCGGGTCGTCACGTGGATCGAAAATCTTCAGCTTCCCGACTACGAAAAATCCGTAAAGCTCGAACCGTTTCAGGTGTGGATTCTCTCACAGATCGAAGCGCGGAAACGGGCCGACGGTCTACCGGCGTCGAGCCTGGTGCTGATTGAATGCGCTCGAGGTGGAGCGAAAACCTATCTCGCCGGGATGCTTTTAGCGTTCCATCTGTACCATTCGACCACCCGGCAACAACTTGACCTCGGTTCAACGTCGGCATCGGGTGCCGGTCGAGACGCGGCGGAGATCATTCGAGAGTTCTCGATCCAGGTAGGGGAGCCGCTCGAGCCGCGATATGCGGTCGGCGGTTGCGCGGTTCGGAACACCGAGAACCGATCCGAGGTAAACGTGATACCACCAGACCCGGAAAAGTGGCACGGCCGACGGTCTCGAATTGCCTTCCTGGATGAAGCCTCGCACGTCCAGAAACCGGTGATGGTCCGAGCGATGACCGGCGCGGCGAAAAGGCCGGACGGACAGGTCATCTGTTTTACGACGCCGCACCATGATCGAGAAGTACCGTACTACTCAATTCGGGATCAGGTTGTCGGTGAACTTCTCGAGGGCCATTCGAAGGACCACGAGGTCGCACTTTGCTGGACCATAGACGACGAGGATCCGGTGGAGTTCTCCGAGGAGCTATGCGCGAAAGCGAACCCTGGTCTCGGGGTGACGATTCAGGTTGAGGACATCCGGCGAAACTTCGACTCAATGGTCACGCACGGGAACGGGGCGAGTCGCTCCGATTTCGTGCGCCAGCATTATGCCCGGTTCGACTCTCAGGTTTCTAGCTTGATCGACCTCCAGGACTGGGAGAGGTGCAAGGGGTCGCCGGTCCTACCGGCAGGTGAAACCGTCTACATGGGAATCGACCTCTCGAGGGGTGCGGCGGTTGACTCCAATCGGACCGACGTTTGTTCGGTGACGCTTGCGCGTACCGATCCGACGGGGGTCATACACGTCAAGGCTCGGCATTTCCTCCCGGAACATCGGCTCGAGTACTTCGGGCATCGGTCGAAATTGCCTCTTTTGGACTGGGTCGATCAGGGGCATATAATTTTGAGCCCCGGCAGAATCATCGATCCCGACCAAATCGAAGCCGAGATCCGAGCGGCCGTCGATGAGTTCACCATTCCGATGATTGGATACGATACTTGGACCTTCCCACGTGACCGGCTCCACAAACTCGAAACGGTAGATCGGTGGCCGTTCTATGGACGAGCGAAGGCCGAGCACGTCGTACCTGCGACCGAGGGACTGGTGGACAAGGTCCGCCAGGGAAAGATCCTCCACGACGGCGATCCGGTCCTCGAACGAGCGCTGAAGAACTGCCGAGTTCGAAACTATCAGGGCGGCCGGAGACCGGACAAGGATCCGAGCCGGTCGATGATTGATCCGCTGATGAGTCTGATCTATTGCCTCTCGGGCATGTTTGAGCAGGGCGGCGACCATCCATCGATATACGAATCTGACGACATCGCGTGTTGAAATCCTAAAAAATACGTATACAATCATTGACGAACCGCGACTCTAGAACTATGGGTTTATTCTCCAGGATCTCGAATCGTGCCAAATCGCCTACGCCTTCGTGGGCGTTGTTTCGTCCCCTCTCATCCTGGAACATCGGGAACACTCAGATCCTCGGCATCCCGTCGGTCGGTCGTTGCATCGACTTGATCGCGGGCGACGTGTCACGCGTTCCATCGTGCGTAGTGGGCCGCTACGAAAACGGATATATCGAGGTCGAGTCGAGGCTCACCGAACTCCTCGAGGGTTCACCGAACAATCTGATCTCGGGAACGAGCTACCTCCGAAAGATCGTCAACGACCTTTTGATTCACGGGAAGCATCTCGACGTAATCACGCGAGACGGACGCGGCAATATCCTAGAGATCACGCCTGCCGAGTTCGGGACGTGGGGTTACAACTGGGACGAAAAAGCCCAAACGCTCACTTATCAGGCGTTCGGCCAAACGTTCCTTCCCTCCGACGTTCTGCACTTCAGACGCGCCGAACGGCTCATGTTTCAGGGTGAAGGCGTTCTTGATCAGTTCCGAACCACGTTCGAAATGATCGCGGGCCAGTACACGGCAGCCAAAAAGATATTTGAGAGCGCACTTCCGAAGATCAAACTCGAGACCGACGAACCGATCAGCGCCGACGGGGTGGCTCGCCTTCAGGAATCATTCCGGGCGACTCACGGCGACGCGACTACCTGGTCAACGCCGGTGGTCGTTTCCGGTGGAATGAAGGTCGGAGAGATCACCACGCGGCTCGATCAGCAGCAACACGCGACCCTCCAGGAGTTCGGGGTGGCCGATGTTGCTCGAGCGTTCGGTGTTCCGGTCACGATGATCGACTCGAGTTCGTCACCAACGACCGAAGACATCTCGAGTTATCTCGAGGGATGTCTCCGACCCTTGCTCGACCTCATCGGGTCCGAGTTCGAATTCAAAACTCTCTCATCTGGTGAGCGCCTTAGATTTAAGACCGAGCAGCTCACTCGGGGGACCGCCTCAAACCAAGCGGCCGCCGCTCGCCAGCTTATCGACGCCGGAATCCAGACTCCGAACGAGGCTCGTCTCTCGCTCGGGATGTCAGCGCTGGACGCTCCGGGTATGGACGAGATCGTCATTTCGAAGAACTACGCGCAAATGTCATCGACTGCCGGCGACGACGCTGGCTCCGATGCTTCAGGGGGTGGCGATGATGCTTGAGATTCGATCGACATCGGTAGAGGTTCGCGGGAACGTCCTGGAGGGGATTGCCGTTCCGTTTAACGAGTACACGGAAATTCGTGAGGGCGGCGTGACCTTCCGAGAGAAGTTCAATCCCGGATCGATCACGGTCCCGGATCATGCGGTCCTACAGTTTTCGCACGACGGCGGCGGGGTTCCTCTCGCTCGAGCCGGCGCGGGAACCATCACGTTTGAAGATACGCCGGAAGGGTTGCGGTTCACTGCAAGCATTCCTGAAGGGCGTACCGACATCATCGAAGCCCTGGAGCGGGGCGATCTTGACGGGTCGGTATCAATTGGTTTTTACACGGTGCGAGATCGGAAGACTCCGGTTCGCAAAGGGAAGGTCGCATATCTCCGAGAGATCGAAGAGGCGACTATGGATCATTTGGCCGTTGTGGAGCGGCCAGCTTATGAAAATGCGAAAGCGGAGTTTTCGAAATGAATCTGATTGAAATGCGCGACAAGGAAGAACGACTGTTCAAGGAACTCGGGGCCGTTCTCGACGGTGCATCGGGTCGGAATCTGACTCCCGAAGAGTCTGAAAAAGTTGAGAAGATGAATAGCGAAGCGGACTCGCTTCAGGGCCAGATCCGTTCGGCCGCTGCCGTCGAATCCGCTGAGATGCGTCTCGGCTCGCCTCGTGGTTCTTGGAACATGACTGACACCAAGGTCGAAAACACTCCTGAAAAGGACTTTCGAGGGTTTGCGGCTGGTAACTACGGCCGCGAATTTAACGCGATGCCAGAAGCGAGAACGCTTCCAATCACTGGCGGCGGTATTCCGAACGCCGGACCTCTCGCGGATCTCGGTTTGTACAGCCAGTTCATTACCATCATGAACCGACTTGCCCCGATGCGAACCGTGTGTGCCGTCGATACATTCTCAACTTCGGACATCCGTTACCCGGCAGCAGCGACTCAAGTAAGTATCGGTGATAAGGTTGCCGAGGGTGGAGCGTTTGAAGACTTTGAACCAACGTTCACACAGTACACGCCAACGCCAAGAAAATTCGCGGTTCAGACGCAAGTCACTCAAGAGGCGGTTTCCGATTCGCTGTTTAGTCTTGAAGATATCTGTCTTCAGCAAATGGCCGAGGCGATCGCGGCGGCGCAGAATGCCTGTTTCATGATGGGAACGAACGCGGAATCTTCTGACGCAAGGTTGTTTTCAGACTTGACCACGCAGGGTGGCGAACTCAAGACTTTCGCAAACGCAAACGCGGTCACACTCAAGGGAATGGTCGAAGGTCTCGTCAGTCTCGCCGGTACAGGTTACTTTGGTAGGACTGGGGCTTTCGTGGTTTCTCCTGCGGTCATCGAAAGACTGATGGTCGATGATGACGACAACAACCGACCTCTTCTTCAGGCTCAGGCACAAAGTTCTTTCGCAGTCGAAAGCCCATTTCAGATTTTCGGACGTCCGGTCTATGTTGCATCTGAGGGCAACACTACCGCTAGCGGGAACTTCGTTGCGGCATATGTTTCTTCGAACTCTGCGAGAATTGCAGACGTTCAGGGAATCAACTTCCTTCGAGATCCCTATACCAAGAGCGCGACTGGTGAGATCAATCTTCTCGCCTCGATCCGCTCAGGCTTCGCGATCACCGAGCCTCGCGGCATCGTGACGTACAAGATGTCGTAATGGAACAACGCGGTTCAGTCTCTTCAGGGGGGAAACCCTCTGGAGGGCTTTTTTACTTGAAGGGATATCCGAATGCGAATCACGACACAAAGTCCGGTGACCTTCTCTCTCTCGGAAATGAAAGCTCATCTCAGAGTCGAGCATGATCTCGAGGATGACGTGATCGCCCGCTATCTTGACGCGGCCGTGATGTTCTATGAGAACGCTACCGGGTATTACCTTCGACAAACCACGTTTACGGCTCGGTTCACTGAGTCGCCGATTCAACTCGTCGTCCGCCCATGGTCAACCTCTTTCGTAGTTCAAGCGAAGACCGACGAAAACGCCGATATCACGATTACGCGGTACGAGGCTCCTGGCGAGGTCTCAGTGATCGAATGGGATTCGACCTCGGTCGGCGCGTTGAACCTCACATGGCAAGTCGGAGCGCCGAAGCGACCCGACATCCCTTCAATGGCCGCGCAGGCCGTTCGAGCGCTCGTCGCTGACATGTACGTGAATCGCCAGATGGAACAACCCGTTCAGCTTTATAAGTCAGGCATCGCCTCGGCAATGATGATGGGGGAGGCTCGGACGTCCCTATGATCCCGCAAGTTGGCCAACTCTCCGCGCCATTTATCGTCCAGACTCGGACGGTGACTCGAGATACATTCGAGCAACCAATCGAGTCGTGGTCAGACGTCGGCTACGTCTGGGCGAAAGTCGAGACTCGAGGCGGGTTCGGCAAGGGCGAGTTTGAGGACACTCTCCAGGGCATGGAACGCAAGGTAGCGGTCATCGACGGCAATCGAACCGACATCGTCTGGAGCGTCAAGGGTACGCGGCTCAAGAACGCGAACGGCGGACTCGACGCGGCGCAAATCTACAACGTAACCGAGATATCAGACGCGGGTCTTCATCATCACCGAATCGAGTTAACGCTTGAGGAGGTGACGAGATGAGCCGCGACATGAGAAACATAAGCGCTCGAGATCGAAACCGGATCAAGGCTCGCGCATATCAGGCGGCGGCGTCTTCGCTTGTTGGTAGTTTGGTTGGTCAAAAAGAAGTCGTCCGAAACTTCAAGAAAATGCCAGCGGAGGTTCAGGCGAAGATTACGCAAAACGCTATCAAGCCTCTGGTGAAGCTCTCAGTTCAAACATGGAAGCGCGGCATAAAAAACGCGAACGCTTCCGGAAGTTCGAATGCGTTTCGTCGAAGATACGGTGGGACATCTCTTAGAGCGGCTTTAGCGAAATCGGTCAAGGCTAAAAACCCCTCAGGCAAGGGGACGAAATCCCTTCGAGGGTATGCGGTCATGACTGGCGGCGTGAGCAGCCACGGTAAAAAAGGGAAAGCGACTTCGAGTGCCTCGCAAATGTGGTGGCTTGAAAAGGGGACTCGGCCGCATACTCTCGGTAAGGGATCAGAACTCGGACGCGAAGATGGTCCAAGAGGTCCGCAGCATGGCCGTAAGCATCCAGGTACTAAGCCGGTAACCGATGTTCGTTTCGCCTTGCGTCGTCTCAAGCCTCGAGCGCTCCGAATGTTCGAAACGGCCGTTCGGCTGGGCATGAGATCAGGCGGCGAGCGGATCACGGCGCAACAGTTTAAGAGGATGACTCGATGATCGTTGACTTGCTGGAATGGTTGAACGCTGGATCATTGCTGCCCGACCCTCGTGTTGTTGAGCCGTACCTCCGCGAAGATCTTGAACTACCGGCGATCGTGTACGAGATCCAATCTGAAGAGGTCGAGCGCGATCTACTGACGAAAGTGGGCACGCTCCGACTTTCGACGGTTTCTTTCCGGTGTCTCTCAAATACGTTTTCGGTTGCTGAATCGACGGCGGCGGCCGTCATGACTCGGCTGGGAACTTATACCGTGGTTGCTACTGGTGAAACCGCTACCGCGATTAAAGGTCTTTCGGTTCAATCTCTCGACCGTTCGTATTCTCTTCCTGTCGAATCATCAAACGAAATTTTGTACGAGGTCGATATCTCGGTCATCGTGTCCTGGAGTACTGTCTAATGCCCACAAGCTCATTCAATACCACTGTTACATACGGATCAAATTCATCAACTGAGGTCCGATCGGTTGACGTTTCTGGCGAGTCGCAGTCAATGGTTGATACCACCAAATTGAATACAACTGCAGCCACTCAGATTTCAGGCATCAAGCAGAACGCGACTATCACGGTCACGACTTTAGACAAGCCCGCATGGACTCTCGGTGGTGCGGGTGCGGAATTGTCGGTAGCTTTTGGTGGTGGGGCGGCTACGGACTACGGAACGTGTGTCTTGACCAGCGGGCCGAATGGGTCTGCGGCAATCGACGCGGCCGTCGAGTTTTCGTACACGTTCGAACAAGTTGACGCGGGGGCGGAATGATACCAAAAGACGTATCTATAGCGGGCGTCGATTACGTGGTCACGGCTCCAACGGGCCGCGACTATATGTCGTCGCTTGAAATGCAGGATTTCGATAAGGCTTGTTTTTTCATCCTTCAATGTGTGAAGGTGGACGGCCGAGCGGCTTTCTCGACCATCGAGGAGGTCCAGGCGGAACCACTGGCGCTCCTGCTCAAGCTCGAGGCGGTCGTGTCGAGCCTACTCGAGTACGACATACCGGACCCTACGTCGGCACTCTCGGAGCCTTCTGCCGGTCTCTAGGGGTGCCGATTGGTGAGGTGATGCGAGGGCCGGCGGCGGATTTGGTGTTCTGGATGGATTATTCGAAACGGCTTGAAGATGCGAAACAGGAGTTGGCAACATGGCAGGCAAATCAAGAAGTCTAGGTAGCCTCCTGGTGAACGTCGGCGCGGACACTCGAGCGCTCGAGACTGGTTTGAAATCGGCCACGTCGTCGGTGAATCAGTTCGGAACCAGGACGGCCGCGACTACGAAAAAGGCTCGATCAAATTTTAGCAACGTTGGCACGGGCGCAATGGGAATTGGGGCGACTCTTGCGGCACGAGCCGGTGCCGCTGGGATGGCGGCGCTCGCGCCAGTTCTGGGAATCGGTGCATTGATGGGCGGAGTAAATTCTTTAACTTCTCCAGCAAGTGATTCACCACGCAACATGATGCGAAAACTCCAGCTCGAACAACGAAAAATGCAGATTCGAATGATGGGCGGTTCTCGCGGAGACTTCATTTCTGATTTGAGTTTTTTCAGCAGTCCGGGGAACCTGTACGATATGGCGAAGCTTGGAGCGCTCGAGTATTTCACAAACACGGGAGGCGGTCCAAATACAATGGACCGACACTTGCAGGAGTTTTTGTCACCGGGAAATAGAATGTCTGATCCAATTCCGAAGGAATGGATGAAAGATCGGTCAATCAGATTCAACGGGGATTTAGGGGTCGTTCCATGACTTGGTCGATCAACGAAAAGCAGGGGTCTCGAAAGTTTTCTGTCACTGACGAGGGACCGTCGGCGGCAGTCATTAGCCTTGTATGTACCGCGTCGGTTGCTGCCGATGTCGTCGATAGCTTGTGGGATCAACTCAAAATCCTTTATCCTATTGGCAGGCCGTTACCGACTGGATCGGTTACGAATTCATTTCAGCCAAACGGCGAAAACAAGTGGTACGTTGATTCGTATTCAGGCGCTCGGCCAGCGGCCACAAACGCCGGAAACGCTCAATGCTATTACGTCGATGTAAATATTAGTTTTCTCGGTCCTGTTTCCGCGCTCACTGGCGTTTCGAATAACACTAGGCGAGACATCGAAGTAATGTTCACAGGCACTTCCCGAAAAGCTCAAACGTGGATTGACTGGGATTCTCTCGAAGGCTTGCCGAGTGAGTCCGATACCGATTGGAGCAACGTAAATCCGGCTAATTTGCGAATCACGGGAACACGTATCGACGTAAACGGCCGACCAATGCCGAAGTCGGTTCATCAACAACGCTTGACCGTGAACGTCTACGGGCCGTTTGATATTGACCTTGCATCAACTAAAGCGTACGCCCACCAGGGTAAACGTGGAGCGGCTGGAACTGTATTCGGCGTTTGGGATGGTCGGAAAGTTTTGTTCGATAGCTTGGAGATCGTTCAAGTCAAGCACGGTTTCCAACGAGCTACGTTCCGGTTTGTGTGCGACTGGTTTAACCATCTTGAGCAAGAATTGTGTACCGCCGGTGAGGGAAACCAGATGGTACCCTCGTCTGAAAATCCTACGACTATCACAAGAGCCGGCGCGGTCGATATCAAAGTGTTCCACGCCGAAGCGGTATGGCGTCAACCCTACGAACAAGGAACTTGGACGCTCGGTGATGTCATCGGAACCAATAGCGCGACATATGTTTCGGGGTTGTTCTCATGAATGCGTTCGATCCTCGAAATCCCGGCGCTGATTTTTTCAAACCTTCGTTTCACTTATTGCTGGTCAAGGATCAGACGGTCGTCGATCCTTATCGGTGGCGCTATGATCTCCAGCTTGTCGATTTTGATGATGCCGATCTCGAAGCCACTCCAGCCTATGAGGACCGAGGCGACGAGGTCGCCGGGTTTAATGTCCTCGAGTTTGACAATACGATCAGCAACGCCGGCGGATACGATCCGGACAATATCCCGGACGACTTCGAATTCAAGCCGATTTCGGGCTATGTCCTCGGCTATCCGGTCAACGCGAAAGTCGGCGGGACAGTAAAAAACGTTTTCCTTTTTAGCGCGGTCAATCCTATCGACGGGGTGTGTTCATGATTACGGTCGGCGGTTCTTCATTTACTCCAGGGTCACCGGAAACGCTCGCGGTCTCGGGACTCGATGCGACTCAGTCGACGGCCGTTTTTCGTTATGAAACGCTCGAGGTCACCGGGTCGCTTTCTGGCTCGGTGTGGTCGTTCGCGTTCACAGCCGACGATACCGGCGTGTTTGATCCGACTCCAAACCGATTCGATTGCCAAATCGTGTACGGCGATTCGACCATCACGCCGGTGGTTCTCCGAACCGGAGAACGTAAGAACGGCACCGAGCCGACGGTACCTCCTGGCACGACTCGAGTGTCCTCGGTGATCGCTGGAACGGGATTGTCTTCGTCCCCTAGCCCGATAACGTCGAAAGGTACGATCAATCTCGACGCGGCTTTGAGTCAATTGAATGACGTGGCGATTTCAGGCGCGACCAATTCTCAGGTTCTCAAATACACGTCCGGAACTTGGAGCAATCAGGACGAATCCGGTGGTGGCGGTGGATCGACTGCACTCGACGACCTCACCGATGTGACGATCACAAGCGCGGCGGCTGATGACTTTCTCAGCTACTCCGGTTCGGAATGGGTGAACCGGTCTATTCCGTTCATGCCGGAACCTGGATCCTCAAACCGTGTGCGCGTCGGTAAAGTCTGGAACCCTCTTATCTCGACGCCTGCCTTCGTCGATGTGTACCGTGAGTCGTTTTTTCAAGCGATCGGCGGCACAAATCCTGAAGGTGATATCACCGTGAAAAGTAGCGGAGTTGAGTTCTCTGTGGCCTGTGGTGGTTATTTACAGAAGGCGAACGGGATCAAGAGTTCTTTGCCCTCTGATTCGGTTGGTATCGCCGGCGGAATTCAAGTGAACACCGACGGCGAAATGATTCTCAGGCGCGGTCAGCAGGTTGACGACGCTGATTGTGGTTTCTTCGTCTTCATCGATTACGTAGAATCATGACGCGAGACCGATCAGATCGAGTATCACTTTCTGTTCGCGACTGGTTTGGAATCGTCGGTATCGCGTTCGGTATTTTTACCGCTTGCGGTGCGGGATATCTGCGGATCGATCGTTCGCTTTCCGAACTTTCGATCGGTCAATCGCATCAGGCACAAATCATCGACGGTTTAAACACAGATATTCAGCGCCTGGAAGCGCGGCTTATGGGGGTCAAATGAATTCGAAAGCATGGTTTTTTCTCGGTCTCGCGGCAGTGGTTGCGGGTTGTGTTTCACTGCTTCAGGGCTGCGACCTCGCGACGCTTGTGCGTGTCGATGTTCCGGAACCGGTCCAGGATGCTATCGGGGTTCCCGACTCAGTGAGCTACGCCGAAGCCGAGTCAGCTTGGAATGAATGGAAGCTCTTCGTTCAGATCAACTCGGATCGAATGGCGGCCGAGATCGAAGCCGGCCGCGAGCGGTTTGAGCTACTTCAGTCGGTCGCGAATACAGGGCTCGAGGCACTCAGCGAAAACGCGTCGTTGTTCCCTGGTGGTGGCTTGCTTGTCGGAGTGCTTGGAGGAGTGGGTGGATTGTTCATCCGTCGCCCTGGAGACAAGAAAAAAGCACAAGCGGAGCGGGTGCAAGCGTTCCAGCACGGCATGACAGCCGAGCATCAACGGCTCGAGGCGGTCGAAAAGGCGAAAAATGTTTCGTAAATGCTGCTGCGGTTCGAGTGGTTCGACTTGTTCAGACACGTGTTCATGTTCGACGGCTGTTCAGCAAATAAACATCCAGCTTGGTTTCGATCCTCAAGCGTGTTACTTTCAATCGGGAACACAAACAACGCACGCGCCTATCGGATGCTCAAGCGCTCTCGGGGGTATGGTCGCTGACGATGAATTTTATACCAGCTACCCTCAAACCCTCGGCAATTGTCGATGGGGCGATTCGTACGCGTTTCGAAAAGTAACAGCCAACGCCTATTATTGTTCTTCGACGTGTGGTGTCGCGTGTAATGAGAGTTCATGCTGTTGGAATCACCCTAACGGTGGTCCGTGTGGCTCTCTCGGAAGTGAATGTTTTAACGATTGCGATTGCAACAGTCAGTGTTGCGCTCAAACCTATCCGCCTGGTCCAGACCGAGATGATTGCAATCAGCGCTGTACCGACCAAATATGGACCGAGTATTGCGCCAGTGGTAACTGGAAAACAGTCACAGTGGGTAAAGGGCTTCTTTCGGATAAAATCGTAAAGCCTGCGAATCTGGAATATCGTTTCGCTATGCAACGAGCAGCCGGACCGAATCCGGTCACGTTCGGTGACAATCTGACCTGGTACGATTCGGGCAGTGCGAACGTAACATCGGGTTTTTATACGATGGAAGACGGCTCGAGGCTCAGATTCGGCAACTACCAATGCCCTAGCGGCGTCAGTTGTGTGAACTGGAATGTCTCGGGATCTTGTTACACATCGACGAGCGACGATTATTGGTTCGGGTACAAGAAAAAAACCGGAAAGTACTATGTTGAATTAAGTGGTTCGTATCCCGTCGAAGCGATCAGTAGTATCGACGAAGCACCCCAGAACGGTTCCGAAGAATGCTACGACACACAGCTTTCACCATTGCAGCAGTGGCATAACTTCGCTTTTAAGATTCTTTATGAAGGGACATCTGGCGGAAATACGATAGTTTTTAATCAGGTCAACTCGGTGACTGGGCCGTCTTCGACTAGCTCCATTCCCGAGTTCCCAGACTCTTCGTGTAAGTGTCCAGGGTTCATAGCTCAAGGCGAGGCGGTCAAGTGGTACAAAGTTGGAGGGGCGTATGCTTCAGGATTCACAGTCTGAAACCTACCGATATGAAATCGGTGAACGTCGGTCGAGGCCAACAATGCTCGGCGACAAGCTCGAGCGTGTGTTTCGCCTGGTGGGAATCAAACGTGCCGCGAAGCTCTACGAGGCGAAGACCGGCCGGTCGTGTGGGTGCGATAAGCGAAAAGAAGCGCTCAATCGCATTTGATTCGATGTAAGTGGTAAAATCCCGCGCTCGTTGTTAATATGAGTTAATGAGCAACAACGAGCAGGAATTCGCGTCTGTATTAATAGATGGTCTCTGGAGAGCCTGTCCGAGGCCCGGAATCCAGTGGGACTTGCGAGAAATGGGAATTTCTAGCGGGTTCGGATTAAGTGGCCAGGCTAACGCGATCAGACTTTCGGATCGTTCTAACGCTCTGAGGGCCGCTCGGTCGATGAAAACCAATGTTAACAATGATGAAACCGCTGAAGGTCCTATAATGGGTGTTCCGTTATTGGACTCATGCGCGAACGAGAGGAAACGTTCACGAATGAGTTTGGTATGTTTGATAAATTTCGGTGGGGATGAAATCGACATCCTCGAGGACGGCCGCACTCAGGCATCAATACCCGTGTTCATGTTGAACGCGGTTCGGGCTTGGAGTGCGCAAAATGATACGACCGTATACGACGGACTTACGCGATTGCTCGCGGCTGGTCTTGAGTCGAGCGGGCCGCAAGTCCACGACCATTGTTTGATGGTTGCTCTGGAATGCCGGGGTGACGAAGAATGATTTACACCGAATACCCGAAAGACGACATCGAAAACGTGCTGACGCTCGTTGACGCCATGGAGGGCGCTCTCAGAGACCTTGCCGAATGGAATCCGGCACTGATGACCTATGGAACCGACGCCCCCGAGGGCGTACGTGCGGCCGTAAGAAAGCTCGAGACAGCGCTCCAGGACGTGAAAAAGCGAACGGTGGTGATTTCATCATGAGAGATATCATCACAGCCGTTATCGCGGCGCACGACCCCGAAATCATGATCCGAGAGCCTGAATCGGTCGAACTCGCTTGCGCGAAAATGATCGACATGTGCGCCCGCCTGGAGGGGGATAGCTCACCAGTGCCGGCACGCCCCGAAGGCGCTACAGCATACGAGATCCGAGAACTCGAGCGCCCCTCCGAAAACCGGGTGAAGATCCTCACAAGCGCCGGCTGGGTTGCGGCCTGGGACGAAAACGGCGACCGCGCGGAAGAGGCATACGCCAAGGGCGCGAGGATCGCCGGCACCATCCAAACCGATAAGAAGAACCGCAAGAAAATCGTCGGCGTGGAGGTGGTGGCATGAGCGAAAGAATGCACGACCCAGCACCAGCGCCAGCACCCGCCTTGCGCCGGCTTGACAGCCGTGCTACTCTCTCCGCGCTAGCGCGGGCGGCCGAAGGCCTAGCACCGACGACTAGCGCGAGAGACGCGGAGCCGGCCGCCAGTCAAGCGCCGGCAGAGCAGGCGCAGGGGCAAGCGCCGGCAGCCGGCTACAGAAACCATCAAGCGGCTGAACGGTGGATGGAATCCGCCGAACGTCTATGCAATCTCGAACCGGACGACCTCGAGCATCGGGCCGTGCTGATTGAAAATCTGGCCGCGTATGGTTCCACGATTCTCAATCGGCAGATTTCCATGCACGAAGTGCGACGACCCGACCTCGGTGGGAAGCCCGGAACGAAAGAACATCGGAACCGATGGGAGAGGGCTTTCAAATGGCTGGATAATCAGCGCGGATCGGTCGAGCCGACTCCCTCAGATCATCTGCCGAGATTCAAGGCGTTCGGTCCTGGAGACGGGCCGGCGTATGCCGTGACCGAAGCGCAAGCGGCGCAGGCGCACGCAGCCGGCTGGAGGGTGATCGGTCCGGGTTACGGGTCGTCTGAGACAAGTGACGTGGGTCCGCTGCGAGTCGATGAAGAGGGCCGACGGTGGGAGATCCTTCCCGACGGAACCGAGATTCAGGTCTACACGTTGAACGAGCTAGGCGTGATGAATGGGAAGCAGATTTCCGATCATCTCGAAACGATTATGTCGTCCTTTCCGACGCCGGGCGAGATCCCCAAGAAGCAACGCAAGTCGGCGGGATATATACCGCCGTGGCTGCTGTCCAGTGCTTCTGGGGCTCTCTCGCTCGTGACGGCTATCGCGGCCGAGATCACTCGAGACGGTTCGGAATGGGGGCGTTTCTGATGACCGATAGCCTCGAGGAATTGTTCGGCCGTGTGCCGCCTTCCTCGAGGCGGATCGTTCGTGAGTTCGTCGAGCATATGGGGGCCGACTGCGTGGTGGTCATGTGGACGGTTACCGAGGCTTCGGTACCCCAAACGGCGCGGTTCTTCCGCTCATGGGGGAACACGCTCGCCATTCGGCGGATGATTGAAGACACCTATTTCGACATGGACGACGAAGGGGACGAGGAAGATGGTTCATCCGAAGAACAAGGGTAATCGGGGGGAATTTGAAGCCCTGGCGAGGCTCCAAGAGGCAGGGTTGCCGGCGACCCGAAACGGCTATCGAACTCAGTACGAGGGCGCGGCCGACTTGCTGCTCGAGAACGAGTTCGGTCGGATCGACTACGAGGTGAAACGAACCGAGATCGCACGCTTGCCGGCATGGCTCCGACAGGTGACGAAATCAGCCGCTCGAGAGGGGGGGATTCCTCGGATCCTCTGGCGGCCGTCACGTGGGGAATGGCTCTCAATCGGCTTGATGAAGCACGACATCGACCATGCTCGGATGCTTGTTCGGACTCTTGATGATCAGCGAAAGTGAGTGGGATATCGTGATCAATTTCGGTCGATACTGGGCATCGCGCTACCTACGAAAGTTCCCGAATTGGTCGTACGACGAAATCGTCAATGAGGTCATCATCGGATACGCGAATATCAAGCACCGATACGACGCTGAAAAAGGCTCTTTAAATACGTTCTTGAAGGCTTCGATCTGGGACCAAGTTTTTAGAAGCTACTGTCGGCAACGTGACATCGTGATCAGTCGACCAGGTCAACTTCGAGGAGGGCCGACGGTTCAACGCGTATATACGCCGATGACGACGCGCCTCTCAGAGAAGTACGACGTACCCATGAAAGAACACCAATCGGATCAGGTGCGTCTACCCGCTATCCCTATCGACTTCCATGAACTCGCTGGGTTGCTCGCTCGAGGTTTGACACAGAGGCAAGCGGGCCATGCGATGGGCCTATGCGAGTCAAGGATTTCACAACGTGTGAAGCAGCTACGAGCGGAGCTATCATGAATCATTACAAGATACCAGCGCCTTTTGTCGTTTCGTTTTCAGGAGGCGCAACTTCTGGGTTCATGCTTCGCCGAATCATGGACGCATACGGTGGTAAATTGCCAGAAGATAGCCGAGTAGTCTTCTCGAACACTGGCCTCGAGCATGAAAAGACGCTCGAGTTTGTACATGAGATTGAATCGAGGTGGTGTCCGGTTCATTGGATCGAGTACGACCCCGAAACCAAGTACAAGGTCGTCGATTACGAAACCGCTTCAAGAAAAGGCGAACCGTTTTCGGCATTGATTGAAAAGAAGAAATATCTACCGAATCCGGTTGCTCGAATATGTACGGTCAATCTCAAGATACTGGCTTCGGCCGCGTTCATCATGGACCAGGGTTTCGATGATTGGAACAACGCTATTGGTCTGAGATATGACGAGCCTCGGCGCGTTCATCGCATTAAGGGCGACCGTAAGGCCGAGACGGTTATATGTCCTATGTATCACGCAGGGCATACGCTCATAGATGTCGAATCCTGGTGGAACGAGCAGCCGTTTAGGCTTGGCATACCTCGCTGGATGGGGAATTGTGTGGGCTGCTATCTGAAGAGCCGAGGACGTATCGAAATGGTCGCTGAGCATGAGCCTGAACAACTCGATTGGTGGGCGAATGAGGAAGCGAAAATGGGCAAGACCTTTCGGAAAGACAGGTCATTCAAGGGCATTCAATTACAGGTCATGAACCAGGGCCGTCTATATGAGGACGACGGGACATCCATTCCGTGTCACTGTCATGACTAATCGAGGCGGACGATGGCACCGATGCAGCAAGGCGTATCGGTTGGCACATCCATACTGTGAAAGGTGCGGCCGGTTGGCCGAAGAGGTGCATCATGTCAATGGATGGAAAGACGAACGAACCCGATACGACTGGGGAAGCCTCATCGGATATTGCAAGGAATGCCACGCCTTCATCGAAGGCCGGCGACCCCCCCCGGATCGAGGCCGAGACCTCCAGCGCGGATAC